GTAACTGCCTTTTGGCGGCAGTAATCATCGGTGCCGCCGTGATGGAGAATGTCAGTTTGAATGTTTTCAGATAATTGAAGGTGACCTGGGCGGCAGCCGTGATTTGTGTGAGACGCCGCTGCTTCTTCTGGACTGAGAGGATCGCGGATGAGGCGATGTTCACGAGTTTGATGTAGAGCTTTTTGAGGGATGCGGCCACGTTGGAGGTTTCGAGGATCTGTATGAGGCGCCGCTGTCTCTTCGCGGTTGTGACCGAGCTTGTTTCGGTGACCGCTACTTGCCGTTGTTGCGCTTTAGTGATTTGGAGCACGCTGCTCTCTTGAACGCCCACCGACCGGGATTGTTTCTTCAGGATGGAGAGGAGGCTTGATGAAACGATGTTGGCGGCTATGAGGTAGAGCCGTTTGAGTTGCGCCGTGACATTGGCCGTTTCAAGGATGTTGATGAGGCGGTTTTGCTTCTTGATTATTGAGGCGACGCTGGTTTCCGTTATGGCGATACTTCTTTTCTGCCCTTTACTAATTGTGAGAAGGCTGGCTTCCTGAACATCTATAGACCGACGCTGGGCTTTCTCGAGAGCGAGCGTAACAACTGCGGTGACAAGTGCAATAGTGCGTCGCTGCTTTTTGGCCGGTGTTACTACGCTGATTTCGGTGACTGAGAATGACTTCGGATAGACTTGGCTTGCGTCTGGTACTTCAAACACGGCCCATGAAACGTAAACACTATCGGCCGCCCCAATGCCTGACGAAGGCGTGAAGTAGATTCTGAGGGCGCTGTAATCGCTTATCGAGTCGGCTTCTGCGGCGCTAAGAGGATAACTGAACTCCTCGTAAGCAGTCCTCGAGAGGCTTCCCGTCTGGTAACTCGCGATTAGAGCGGTGCCTTGATAGAGGTAGGCGGTGACTTTCTCAGGGGTGGCTGAACCTACTGATTTGGCTCTGAAGCGAATTGTATGATTGGAGCTGGAAACTGGGTCGGTGACAGTGCCAAGTCCCATTTGGACTTGACTGGTGGTTCCCACATTGGAGTAAATATAGTCGCCATCGTCAGCGGTTTCTTCGTCAATACAACCGTAATGTGTGGTTCCCGTGGAACGCGTCCAGTTGGTTGTCGTGATGTCACTGTTTGGGCGAGCATATTGAGTCAAGGCCTAGCCGTCCTTCTACGTGATTTCAGTGTCAACCGTGTACTCGATCGCATCATTCTGGTTCAGCGGTTGGTCAGCGTGATCCCAATGCAGGATCAGGGTGCCATCCGTTGAGGCTGAAAGGACGCCTGCGTTTGTGATTGTTTTACCTGCGTCAGCAACGATTTGGAACACGTGGCGAAGTTTGTCCACTGCATATTGCGATCGAGTTGTGGCCACCCGGGCTTCGCTGCCCTCCGTGAACAAGGCCGTGTCGACCTTGGCGGCGGTGCCTGCGCCTGTTCCCCATCCGCCGTATTGTGTAAAAGCGGTTTGATTGCTGATTATCGCGTCTAACACGTCAACGATCCATTCTTCGCCTGCTTGCGTGAGAACCGCTGCAAGTTTCAATAGGTCTTTGAGAAAACCTAAACGGAGAACGTCGAGGGTTCGGCCCAGTCTCGAATATGGTCGTTTCGCAACGACGCCAAGGTCCTCCCAAGTGCCCGTCTTGGCCCGGTAGATTCTGGCGCTTACGGTTACATCGCGAATTTTCACGCCTATGTCTTTCTTCAAGCTCATTCACCTCCATGTCAGGCCATTGTGGCCATGTCTCTTCGGTAGTGTTCGAGAGAGACCTTGAGGTCGACTGTGAAAATATCAGGCTGTGCGAGTTCAACACGGAAATCGCCAACACGCACGAGTGGACCCATCTTGTAGACCACGCGCTTCTGAAGGAAACGAGCAGTCATCTCGGCGGCGACGTAACTCACATCGGGCGGAACCTCAATGAAGCCCCAATCATAGGTGACGCGAATATTCTGGAACCCTCCGGGGAGAACCGTCCTATATTTAATCTGGTCGCCCCGCAGAAAATAATTCGCGGGGTCCTTGAGATCCCAGCTTCCGTCGCCCTTCTTGAACTCAAGCTTGCTTACTTCGATGACCGGTTTCTTAGTGAGGGTTATGAAGTTGCGGAAGTAATTACCATCGAAGTACTCCACTTCATCTGCGTACTCGCTGAAATCGGGGCGGCGACAGAACTCGTTGATCATTCTCTCCACATCAGGGATCACTGTGTTTGCGAGCCAGTTGTCGAATGCTGCTTCGTCGGCGAATGGGCTGCCCGGGTCAGGGTTGAGGCTGTCCCATTTTATGAGTGCCCTTCGCTTGACCTCGCTTGGCGTCGTGTATGGCATTAGACATCACTCCTCAGATTGAACAGTACGGTTTCCGTAAGAAAAACGGAATCTAAGAAAGGAAGAGAGGGAAAGGTTAGGTGGGCTAGGTGGGTACGGCGATGTTCGTCTTGATTTCGACCGCTGCTTCAGCGTCAAGTATTTCGCGGCCGAACGTGTGTGAGCCTGTCAGCTTCACTTCTCGGTCCCTGGTGTTGCGTTCCGTTTCCAAGAGCAGCTCTCGTTTGGGTGCTAGAACAGCTGCGTTTCTGTGTAGCAGGTAGGCGCTGTACTTCGCGGCCCCAGGCAGATAGTTACCGATGGATATGGCAACGCCCATTAGGTTGCCGATCACGCCGCTGCGGATGGCGTCGGGTCTTGCGAATGCTAGGCTTTGGGTTCCGGCAATGTCTCTCAGTAGGTAGTCGTAGCACGCCCAGTTGATCACTAGAACGCATTGGTCTGCTTGGACTTCTTTTCCTTGGGCGCCCATCGCTCCGAGTGCTTCCGCAATGTAACTGGCTGGGAACTTGTTCGTTCCTGCTTCCGCGGATTTGTCAAGCTCTGGGACGCCGGCTGCTGCGTACAACACGTCGAGAAGTTCCTTGTCCTCTGCACGGTAGGCGGCTGTGTCGAATTTCCCTTCGAGTTCGCCCATGATGGCCGGAGTCAGCTTTTCGACGTCAGCGTATGAGATATCGGTTGTGGCTGCGGCTTCTTTCAGGGTTGTTTGCACTGTTCCAGTTAGGCCTGTCTTCGGTGTCAGCTCTGCGCCGACGCTTGCAAGAATGTCCAGATCGAAGTCCTTGACGTAGGGCACGGTGACGACGTCGCCTGCTTCGCCAGCCATGACTTCGCTGAGGATCACGAAGTTCCTTAGGCGTGCTGCTGGAGCTGGCACGAGGCCGACTGGGGCGTTCCACTGTTCTCTGAGGCTTCCGGTCTTCAGCCGTTTGACGACGCTCTCACGGATGATTCGCTGTTTTTCAAGGAGTATTTCGTGTGGTTCCATTCCGACTGGCCCTTCACGTGCTGCGATGCCTTTGCCTGCTGGTTCAATGTCTTGGGTTGGTTCCGGTGCTGCTATGCCTTTCCCTTCAGGTGGGTTCTCTGGCAATTTTCTTTCTACCTCCATTTGTTGTTGAGGCTTACCGACTTGGGCTGTTTCAGAAGCCTTCTCCGCCTCCCAGGGCGGCGTTCGATCGAACTCCCCGTAATGCTTGGCCAAGTGCGCTTTCACACCGGCCATGTCGGCGTCGGGGATATCTGCGCCGCCGCGGCCTCCTTGAACAACGGCACCTGCAGCTGCTACACCACGCCAAACGACGACTAGGCCGCCGCTAATATCGTGGTGTGGTAGTTTGTAGGCGCCGAAGTTCTCAACATCTTCCGGATCGTACCAGGCGAAACCCTCGCGGTACTTCGCCCAGTCAATGTTTTCCTTGTCAGGCCCGCCCGCCCAATTCCGTAATCGGGTGTCTGCGGCACTGGCGTCCCATTCTCGTTCCTCGGGCGCCTTGCCGTAGTCCATGGTGTGGCGGACAGCGGCTTCATTGAGTTGTGGTGGTTCTTCGAGTTCCTTTCCGTTGCTGCTGTAGCAGTTTTACGTGGCTCTCGAGAGACCCCACATGTTCCTTGAGTTCTTTCACATTCGTATTGAGTTCCGTGACGGCCTTTAGGACTCGTTCTGCGCAGTTGATTTGTTCAAGGGCTTTGCCTGCGTCAACCTCAACCTTAACCTCATGTTGAGGTTCGGGAGCTGAGGCCGGTGGTGGGGTGGCTTCTTTCACAGTTTCAAGTGGAGGTGTAGCCTCTTTCTTTTCCATCAAAACACCTCCTGTTTTTGATGCGGTATCGACCATGACGGTCGTACCTGGGACGGATGATGATGCCTGGGTGGGGGTCTCGGCTGCCTTCTGGCCAACCTTCTTCATGAGGATGCTGGCCAAGGGATCCCCAGGCTGAACGCCTGGCGTTAGCAACGCCAACCGTGTAAAGATGATTCCGACTGGGCGAAGCCAGCAGGATTCCTGATCACAAAGAACGTCCGCCCATCTGTACTGGGCTTCAATGCTGGGTGCAATGATCTTCTTCGCCTCAATCATGCTCATGACGCCAGTATCTCGAACTGCAATCAGGGCTTCAACACGGGCATCCTCAAATTCAGCGTCGATGACGCGGTTCTCCGGGAAAGAAAGGTCCGGCGGTTCATGGTTCAAATCGATCGGCCGGTATCCGAGGCTTCTCGCCGCGGCCTTGAGTTCCTCTTCAGTGAACTCGACGCCATTCAAGGTTTTTGTTACATGAATTGCCCGCACGCGGTAGATTGACCCTGCCTCGGTTTGGGCTAGGAAGCGAATGTACTCCTCGGGAGCCCATTGAAAGCTTTCCTTGAGGTTGCCGCCTAGAATTTGATATTTCATATGCGGCGGGCAGTTTATGTTTACCCGGCATAATTCCTGTTTACACACAGAACTCATCTTAAATCATCCCGTGACCTTTCCGCCATAGATTCTCGCGATTCGCCTGACCTTGCCCTCCCGCTGCTTTCGTTGCCTCAAATCAGCTGGCCTCAGGGCTGGCAGGGGTCTCGGTGGGCTCGGCTGGTTTTTCTTCCGATATCTCGAAGCCGAACTTCCGCAGCATACCCCTCGTTTCCTCCTTCGTCATGTAGGCAACCCCTGTCTCCGCACTGACCTGGGCTAGCGTAATCACATCTGCCAACGTGACTTCCGGTTTTTCGAGACCCCAATTAAACGTGACCTGGTCCTCGGGTTTCTCGTAACCGTTACTTTTGAGCAAGTCCGCGTAGATCTCTCTTTCGACAATACGTTTCAGGAAGCGCCGGAGGAAGTCGATCTTGCGCTCACTGATTTCTTTCGCACCGGTGGCGCTTGCCTCCGTGAAACCAGGGGCCGTGTAGAGTTTAACGACCGGCGTCTGCATACCTGCGATGTACTGCGACTCAATGTAGTTGATGAAGCCCTCGAAACGAGCACGTGGATCAATCTCCAGGTTCTTTATATCGAAACTGTCTTTATCCGGTGGGTTGAAGGCAAGGTCTTCATCCTCCGGGCTCTGCTCAATCGCCTGTTTGTACTCGTCTCGCTTCGCGTCAGTTACGCCAGGGAAGACCCAGACCCGTTTCGGCGAGGCGTACCGCATGAAGATCTTGGGCATGATCGCTTCCATTCGCGCCTTGATCTTCAGAAAGCTCTCCCTAGTGTACCGGTCGTCTACCGGGTAGGTTTCAAGGAGGCTGCGAATTACGGGAGAGCCGAAGGCCTCCCCGTCCTGCGGATTGTATTTGAAGTGGACAATCTGATCCGGCCCGAGGGTGGCTTGCGCCCCGCCCACTCGTTGATCGTACCATAGCACCTTCCCGGAAATTGGTTCGCGCCTAATCCTGCGTATACTCGTTAAGGGGAGAAGCTTGAGGTTGACCAGTTTGTTGTTGTCGTCGCGGACCTTTTCGAGGAAGCTGTTCCCGCCGTAGACGCATTCCTTGGCGTTTTGCATGAGCAACTGGTCCATGCCCGTTTGAACGGTGAATTTCTCCACCAAGGCCTTGGCATCGGGGTTTTGGGAACTATTGAAGAACCCGACTCCCACAGCCTGTTCTGCGAGGTAGTCGACGGCCGCCGAGATCGAAGGGTCCTTCAGGTATGCGTCCCTGTAGACGGTCAGGCTTAATGGTGCAGCCTCACCTGTAATCCTGTGAATTGGGACAATGAAGCCTGTAGCTTCGCGTATGATGCGAAGTGCTCTGCCTAGGCGGTTGAAAACACTCAACTCGAAAACCACCTACGCGGAACGGTCACTCTGGGGTGAGCGGTCGTTGCGGGCGGAAGGATCTCTAGGCACCTGTGTTGGAACCTTCTCGACGCTTGCAGCCGTTATCTCGATCTCCCTTGGTTTCCGGACCTCGCGAGTTTTCTTTCTGCCTCTCTCTGACAATCTTCCACCTCCCTCATGTCACTCTCTACGTTTGACTGGGACGATCGTGCCGGCAGCCATCCCTCGCGTCGCATAGACGGCCAGTGCCAAGGCCCATAAGCGGTCGTCGTGGGTTCCGGATGGGTGTGAAAACTGCACTTGACCGCCTTTCGTCAATTCGAAGCGTTCAATATTCAATTCGTTTGCGAGCTCGAGCTGGTAAGGAATCAGAACACGTTTCTGCTGCATCAACAATTTGAGATAGTTCAGAACATCCTGTTTGACTAGTTGCGAGAGAACAATTCCTTCCACATTGGGGAGCGATTTCTTGGCTTCGTCTAGAAAGGATTCACCGACACCAGTCTGGTCGATTAGAATGCGCTGAATAGTGCGCAGTTTCTCTGTGAGTACATGCAGATAGCCTGCAATCGCGGTGTATTCGGTTCCGAGAGGGAAGATCTTCAGGCCGACGAGGCGCATTGCATCTTCGTCAGTGCGTATGACCGCGATGACGGTGTTGTCGTGTTTCTTTCCGAGGTCGACGCCCAACCAGTAGTTAGCTTGGGAGTTCTCCACCAAAGCTTTCAGCCCAGAAGGAGTGTTGCCTGTCAACCTCTTTGATTTCCAAGTTGGAATCCGTGCAAGAAGTGATCAGCGAAGTCGAGAGCCAGCAACTCTCATCCTCAGCCCACTCAGCCTCCATCTCACGTTGCCAACGCCACGGGTCTGCCTCGAGCTGCCGCCTGATCTTGGCCAGAATGGTTTTCTTGAGGGGCCCGTCTGGCTCCTGAGCTTCTTTCCATGTGACTACATGGTCGCGGCTGAAATCGCTGAACTCTTTCTCTTTGCATATGCGGTAGAAGATGTGATCGCGGGACCACGGAGTTGAGTTTGCAATGAAGAAACCGTTCGTAGTCCCTAGGGTGAACAAAATCGCGTCGTAGAGTTCCTCGTCGTCCTTAACGAAGTTAAACTCGGTGACCAGGATTCCGTGAAGGGTGGGTCCTCGAATTGTGTCTGGATTACAGGGATACGCCTCAATGACTGAACCGTTTACCAACGCCACCTTTGTTTTGAGGAGCTTTCGTCCAACAAGAATCTCTGGGTAGGGAATATCTGCGGGAAGTTTCTGAATGAAAGCGTTGATCTTTCTGATGACGAGCTTGCTCTGTCTGAAGCTGGGGCCTACGACTGCAAGTTGCACTCCGTCGTGATCCACAGCAAACCAGAAGAGTTTGCTTGATGCTGAATGGTCCTTGCCAGACTGCCGACACCATCTCTGCGCTATGAATTGGCTCTCGTCCTCGAGAAACTTGCGCTGGTAGTCTGTGGGTTTGAAGCCCAAGGCCTCTATACAGAATTGGAAGATCCCTTTCGCAGCGAGAGCCTTTAGTTTCTTGAAAGCATCAAGCGTACGGCCCCGCTTTTGGCGCTCGTACTTTCTTTCCGCTTTGTCGAGTAGCTTCCACTTCGGATACAGCGGCTTCGGCTT